CATCGAGGGTGACGGCAGCACCCCCGAGGAGCGCGATGCCCGGGCGCGCGAGGCCAGGACCCGCCCCGCGGCTGGCGCCAGGGCGGCGAGGCCGGGGGTGAACAACCCGCCCAACATGGTGACCCCCGGGGCGCCGCAGCCGCCATACCCGCCCTCGCAGCCGTTGCAGCAGACACAGTACTCGCAGCAGCAGTCGCAGCAGTCGCAGCAGTCGCCCCGGCAGCGGTAATCCCATCGCTTGGCCTCCTACCAGCAGCTGCAGGACGATGTCGCGGGCTGGCTGAACCGCCGCGACATCGCGTCCCGTATCCCCGCCTGGGTCCTCATGGTCGAGACGGAGATCGCCGAGACGTTGCGCGCCCGTTGCATGGTCACGTCGGGCATCCAGCCGATCGACGCGCCCTACATCACGCTGCCGGTTGACTTCGCGCAGATGGAAAGCATCCGCGACGCGACGTCGGGTGAGCTGCTGGAGCTGAAGGATGAGTGGTCGGGGCACTGGACCTCGCCCTACAGCGACGCGTGGCGCGACGGCGCGCTGGTGGTCACCACGCGGGCCTGCACGCAGTATCGTCTGGTGCATGATTGCATCGAGTTCCTGCCGCATCCGGTGATTCCCGATCCGCCCGACCCGGCATGGAAACCGCAACAGGTGCTGATGGGCTGGTATGCGAAGCCGAAACCGCTGCTGCTGCCGTCCGATACCAATTCGGTGCTGGAGAACCTCTACGCGGTCTATCTGTTCGGCGTGTGCAAATATGGCGCGATGTTTGAACTGGACGACGATCGCGCGCAGCAGATGGACGCGGCGTGGCAGCAGACGGTGACAAGGGCGAACCTTTGGAAGCAACAATCAGACTACGGCGGCGCGCCGTTGCGGGCTGAGCTGGTGAGCTTCTGATGCCCATCGTCCTCACCCGCGCCAGCAAGCAGGAAGCCCGCTACAAGGCGCTGGGCGGGGTCGAGCATTGTTCCCGTTGCCGGTTCTTCATGCCGCAGGGCACCTGCGGGCGCATCATCGGGCCGGTTTCGCCGGAAGGCTGGTGCAGGTTCTATTCGCGCGAGATGGTGCAGCGGTGGTCCAATCCCGGCTATGCCGGCGGCGGGGCCGCGCCGCCGACGCAGGATTTCGACTTCACGCAAGGCGTCATGCCGCCCGCTATCACGTTCACGCGCGGCTCGTCAGCCACGTATTTTGATAACGCCGGGGTAATGCGGACGGCCGGTAACGGCGTGCCCAGGTTCGATTACGACCCCGGAACACTGGTGCTGCGTGGTCTGCTGATGGAAGAGCCGCGCACCAACTCAATTCGCAACTCAATGATGACCGGCGCGGTCCCAGGCTCGCCCGGCACGCTGCCGACGAACTGGGGCCTGCAGCAGACCGGCGGACTGACATGGAGCGTGATCGGCACGGGCGTCGAGTCCGGTATCACGTATATCGACGTGCGCCTGACCGGAACGACGACGAATAACACGCCGTCGTTCATTCATTTCGAGCCGAATACGACGCCGTGGGCCGCGTCGGTCGGTCAGATCTGGGCTTCAAGCTTCTACGTTCGTCTGGTCGGCGGATCGCTGTCGGGCCTGACCCAGATGTCGCCGCTGCTGTTCGAAACGCCATCCAACGCGCAACATGCCTCGCCCCCGGTCTGGCCGACCAACGCGCCGCTGAACGTGCAGCGCGTGTCGCTGAACTACACGCTGGCGACGGCGGGCACGACGGGTGCGTCCCTGTCGTTCAAGGTCAACGTGACGGGCAGCGGGGTCGCGGTCGACGCGACGTTTCGCATCGGCGCCCCGCAGGCGGAGCTGGGCCAGTCACCGAGTAGCTTCATCGCGACGACGAACGGCGTGGTGACGCGACCGCAGGATGTCGCCGCCGTGCCGGCCGGCGCGTGGCTCAGCCCGACGACGCACACGCTGGAAGCGGACTATCAGGTGCCGTTCGCGTCGCTGACAGCGGGCGTGACGAACGCCGCCGCCGCGCTGGACGATGGAACATTCAGCAATCAATATGTCTTGCGCTGCGCCCCGGGCGGCCAGATGGTCGCGGCGGCGTTTTCCGCGAACGCGCTGGTCAGCAACATGGTTGGCGCCGCTTATTACGCCAACGTCACGCAGAAGCTCATCAGCACGTTCGACAGCGCGGGCCTCGCCGGAACCGGCGTCGTGAACGGAGCCACTCCCGCTCCGTTCACCTTCACCGCCGCGCCGATCGGGCTTTCGCGGCTCGTCATCGGCTCTGGCCGCTCGAGCGTGCTGAACGGCTGGGTGCGCCGCGTGCGCTACTGGCCACGGTTGCTTTCGAACGCGGAACTGGTTCAGGCGACCCCGGGTGAAGCCTACACGGTGGATTTCACCATCAACGGCGAGATCCCCCCGGGGATCAACACGACGCGAAACTCAATCGCGTCGTATTTCGACAGCACCGGAACGATGCAGACCGTGCCGGTCCATACACCGCGCCAGGACTTCGATCCGACAACGCTGGCGATGCGCGGTCTGCTCGTGGAGGAGACGCGGACCAACAGCATCCTCAACAGCACGATGGTCGGCGTCGTCGCGGGCACGCCGGGCACTGATCCCACCGGATGGACCGTGGGCGTTGGTGGCACCGGTCTGACGAGACAGATCGTCGGCACCGGTGTCGATCGCGGTATCGCCTACGTGGACTATCGTTTCACCGCCCCAACAACGGTGGCGGGGAACATGACGTTTGTCTTCACGGGCGCGCAGGCCGCCGGGGTCGCGGCGGCGGCGGGCCAGGTGTGGACGCAATCGCTCTATATCGCCCTGGCCGGCGGCACGATGCCGCCAAACACGGGAGCGCTGCACCGGCTGAACCAGTGGGATGCGACGCCCGCCAATCTCGGCGCGATCACCGGCCCGGGCGCGTCAATCCCGACGACGGCGCCGCTCGCCACGCAACGTCAGCGCGGCGTGTTCCCGGCGCTGGCGGCGAACTGCGCGTGGATACAGCCGTTCTGGTTGCTGGGCATCGCCGCTTCCGCGTCGCCCGTTGATTTCACGCTCCGCGTCGGCGCGCCGCAGCTGGAACTCGGTGCGTTCGCGACGTCGTTCATTCCGACGACGAACGCCACGGTCACCCGGATCAACGACATCGTCACTTACACAAACGCGCCGATCAACGCCGCCGCCGGGTCGCTCGTGGCGGAGGTGTTCCTGCCGCAGGTGCCGACAGCGAACAACAACATCGAGTTCGCGTTCATCGACCAGGGTTCTACGACCGATTGCATGGGCCTGCGTCAGGCCGGCTTCGCTGGTCAGGCGACGATCACCTTCTGGGTCGGTAACGTGAACCAGATGTCGCAGAGCATGGGCACCGCGCTCAACGCCAACGCGGTCAACAAGGTCGGTCTGACCTATGATCGGACCAGTCTGGCGGTCACCGGCTCATCGAATGGCTCGGCGCCGATCGCCGGCACGTCAGCCGCGTTGCCGTCACCCACGCGGATGACGTTCGGCTCGGGACGGAACACTCTCATCAACGGCCATGTCCGTAAGATCACGTACTGGCCACGCGCGTTGACCGACGCCGAGTTGCGACAGGCGACGACATGAGCGAGGACGTCTGATGCCCGGCAGCGCCACCTCCTACCTGCGTCAGATGGTGCTTGGGCACACGCTCGGCTTCCTCGGCTACGCGATGCCGCAACCGGCCTTCGTCGGGCTTTGCACGACCGCCCCGAGCGGCACGGCGACCGGCGTCGAGGTTGTCGGCGGCGGCTACACGCGCCAACAGGGTGCCTACGGCATGGTAGCCGGGCGCAACGATCTGGCGGCCAACACGGCGACGATCGAATGGGCGCCGGCGACGGCGACCTGGGGCGTGATCGGCTGGTTTGAGCTGTGGGACGCGCTGACCGGCGGTAACCGGCTCTATTGGGGGCCTCTGGTCGATCCGGTCGACGGCGTGACGCCGATCACCCGGCAGATCCTGACGGGTGACATTATGCGGATGTCCGCCGGCGCGCTGATCGTCCAGGCGATCTGACGTGGCGACGACGCCGCGTCCCTACGGCACCGGGCCTTACGGCATCGGTGTCTACGAACGCTATCTGGGCACGCTTTACGATGTCGGCGGCGCCAGTCAGATACAGCTGCAGGCGAAACTGGCGGCGCATCGGGTCTATCGGGCGCGTGCCGCCAGCCAGATCGTGTTCGGGGCGCATTCGGTGCTGCTGCGCCTGGTGCTGGCACGGGGCGCCACCGGGGTGACGTTCACATCCCAGGCGGCGGTGGCACGGGTCAGGATAGTGCATCCGGTGACACAAATCGAGTTCGTCGTGTCCACCGTCGCGCTGGAGAACTGGACCGCCCTGGCGGTTTGCGCCGCCGGCGGCTGGGGGCCGCCGCCTGACTGTGAAACAGGGACGTGGGGACAGGCGGCATGAGCGGCACTGATTACACCCTGACACCGAATTATGGCCTGTTCAAACCGGTCCCCGGCATGGACGCCGATGTCTGGGGCGGCCACTGGAATCAGAACGCCGACAAGCTCGATACGACAATGAAAGGTTTCCTGCCGCTGGCCGGCGGCACGATGCTCGGCGACCTGATCCTGAACAGAGATCCGACCCTCGCGTTGGGCGCGGCGACGAAACAATACGTTGATAATACGTTTATCACCCCGGCGACGGGAGACGCCCGCTGGGTGAACGTGACCGGCGACACGATGACCGGCGACCTGATCCTGAACGCGAACCCGACCATCGCGTTGCAGGCGGCGACGAAGTCTTATGTCGACACCAACACGATCACGCCGGCGGCGGGTGATGCCCGTTGGGTAAACACGACCGGCGACACGATGACCGGCCCGCTGAGTATCGTCAACTCGCTGGCGATCAACGCGGCGGCCGGGAGCTGGTCGAGCCTCACCATGACGCGCGTGTCCGGCCAGGGCGCGCAGATCGCCGGCTACACCGGATCAAATCCGCGCTGGGCCATGACTCTCTGCGACGCGACGGTGGAGGGCGGCGGCAACGCCGGGTCGAATTTCAACATTAGTCGTTTCGATGACGCGGGCAATTATCTTGGCTCGCCGCTCTCCATTACACGCTCGACCGGCGTCGTGAACATCGCGCAGGCGCTGGGCGTGGGCGGCGCGCTGACTGTCAACGGTCTTGTCGGCGTCAACAACAACATCCTGGCGCAGAATGGCGGCGGCAACGCTTTCATCGGTTCGCACCATGTCGGCAACAGCGCCGTCGGGATGTGGAACGCCAACAATGTCCTGTATTTCGGTAACGCTGACGCCGCCGGGGTCGCTCAGGCGCCACAGCGCGCGTATCTCGACGCGGGCGGGTCGCTGAACATCAGCGGCAACTTAGTCAGCCAGGGCTACATCATGAACGCCGGCGGCGTCATGTATGTCGCCGGGAACTACAACTATTACATGGGCCGCGACAACACCAACGGCCTGTGGCGGATCGTCGACAACGGAAACGTCCTGTCGAGCATGGACGCCAACGGCGCCATGACGTTCGCGGGAACAGTCATGGCCGGGGGCGGGATTTATCCCGACAACAGCGGTCAGTGGACTTTGTATAACGACGGGAACAGCAACCGCGTTTTCAGATGGCAGGGCGGCTATCTTCACAGCTGGAGCGCCACCAGCGGCGCGCTGTCCTACTTTGTTCCGCTGGGTAATCAATGGTATTTCCCCAACGACGGGTCGGGGATCAACTGGATCGCGTGGGTCGGTGGCGTCGGCCCTTATCGCGACGTCTCCGATGAGCGAACCAAGACCGACATCGCCCCGGCCGGGCACGGCCTCGACGCGGTCCTCGCGCTTCAGCCGATCCTGTTCCGCAGATGGTTCCAGGGGAAGAAGGATTACGCCGATCGCGTGGAACTCGGCTTCGGCGCGCGACAGGTGCGTGATGTGCTGCCCGAGGCGGTGACCGAGGTCGCGCGTTCACCGCGACAATGGGACGCGCCCGGCACGCCCGTCAGCGGCGATCCGATCCTCGCCGTCGCGCTCACGCCGATCGTCGCGGCGGTGGTCAACGCGGTCAAAACACTGCACGCGCGCCTTGACGTGATCGAAACGAAGGG